GATGGACACCCTTGCATTGCCGGACACCTCTGCATTGCCGAACACCTCTGCATTGCCGAACACCCATGCATCGCCGGACACCCTTGCATTGCCGAACACCCATGCATCGCCGGACACCCTTGCATTGCCGAACACCTCTGCATTGCCGAACACCCATGCATCGCCGGACTGGTTTACATTTTCTTCTTTTTCTACCCATCCGCCAGTTTCTCCAGTTTTTACAACTCCAAATGAAACGAGCGCCTTGATTCGGAAAAGTTTCTTTCCGAAAATGTTAATTTTGGTTTCTGATGTTAATTCAAATTTCTTCATTTTCTTCCTCCTCTTTAATTACTGTGAAGTTGCAGTTTCTTTCTTATCTGATTCTTGCTCCAGATTATTCTAAGAAAAAACTTTCCGTCTTCTTCTCGAATAATGTCTTGCCATTCAGATTAGCTCGAAGCTCATATTTATGATCTTGATATTGACTCTCTTGAAGAATCTGGGCTAAAATGTCGTTTGGAGTAACCAATTGACATGTAAAAGTAGCTTGCGGACATTGAAGTTGTGACTCAATATCTGATATTCTCTTTTCAAGAGAACGGATCTTTTTCCTGGTTGATTTTTTCACGCCTTTCTCCTTTCTGCTGATAAAATTTCGTGTTATACTCTCCTTTGGAAAGGAGGAATTTGCTATGCCCGATAATTTTGGTTTAAGTTACAGTGAACTTTCAGAAATCCGTACTATCAATCCAGAACTGGCAGCACACAATATTGCTTTAGCTTATATCCAAGTAACTGCACAAGTTAATAAATTAAACAGCGAAGATGAAGTTAATTCTTCTGATGTACTGTCACTGTCCAACCAGTATGTACAAGCCTATAACTATGCTTATAATTTTGTCGTTCATGAAAATAAGATTATAAACGAGGCTGAATAGTATTTATTAAGGTGTCTTGACTCCGCTTATACATTTCTTCCATAACAGAGTCCAGATGCTTACGGGCAACTTTGCTTTCTGCGATTGTCAATTCTCCCATTGCCATTACGCAATTTTCTACTGCCTTGAGAATCTTTTCTTTATCATATCCAAGCATCTCAAAAGCATAGTCCGTAAGTCCGGCGATTGATTTTCCTTCCATCTTCATACACTCCTTTCTACTTAACTTCTGGCAACCTTGGTTCAAGAAACTTGTCGGTCCCAACGGATAACGCCCCACAAATTAGTTCGTATTCATCGAAATCTAATCTGCGATTTCCATTGAGAGAAAGATTGAGTTTCTGAACAGGAATTCCAGTTCTGTTGGCGACAAATGTCTGTGTTATGCCGTTGTTTTCAAGGTATGACTTGATTTTCTTACCAACGCACATTCTTCATTTCTCCTTTCTGTTTGAATTTCGTTCCTATCGAACAATTATAGTATAACTTCGAAATATCCGAATGTCAAGAAGAAGTTTCGAAAAAATCGAAATTATTTTATTGACAGTCCGAAATTTTTATATTATTATTAGTTATGAAGGGAGGAAACGATAATGACATTTGGCGAGAAAGTCAAGCAAGCCAGAACGGTAAAGAAGCTGACCCAGAAACAACTTGCAGAAAAAATCAATGCAAAGCACAATTCAATTAGTGACTGGGAAAAAGATAAGTGTAAGCCAGACATGGACACTATTGAACTTCTATGTGGCGTTTTGGAAGTAACACCGACATACCTCATGGGTTCTAAAAGCGATGATGATTATGCAACCATAATTGGAAATCTTATGTCGGAACCTGACATCTTAGATTTTATCGAGGAATACAAAGCACTCGATAAAGAAGATAAGAAAGCAATAAAACAAATAGTTTCATCGCTAAACAAAAGGAGCAAGGGTTAATCCCCTTGCTTCTTTGATTTCAGATATTTAATAAGAATCGTATAGACAAATTTTAACTTGCCCTCATTTTCAGTATTCTCTATCATTTCAATAATTTCCTTTTTGTAATCCATTTTCCGTCCCTCCAATATCACGCAAGCAAGAACATTTGTTCTCTTTTATTCCATTATACCCTCTTCTCAGCGATATAGAACGGACTGATCATACTTCTTGCCCTCTGCTTAAAAAGTGTTCCCTCCATTTGTCTTGAACGATTGAAAAAGAAATGACATGTACATTCCGCAGAAATATTGTTGCTTTTCTTCACAACAAATGACTGCTGCTCTGCTTCAGATACAACCGCCTGTGTATAATTATGTATCACATATTGATTGTTGGCACTTGTCTTAATAATCACTTCGGAATCTGTTGGATCAATACTCTCACATAGCGGCGCATGCACAGAAAATGTGAGCATTATTCCGAACAGAAAAAATATAACCAGCTTTTTTATTCCTTTCATAAAATTCCTCCCAAATTAGTTTATATTATACTCTCAATATAACAATTATACAATATCTCAATCTTGCACAAATTTTCTTACATTAATGCTGTATTTGACGAAAATCGAGAAAATTCTACTTTTTTCGTTCAGTCGTCCCAGATTGAGCGCTGTCCGTTTATCATATAGATTTCGTCCTGGAGATACAGGGGTGCGTCATATCGTGCGATCACGTTCAAGGCAGAGTCACACTGGTTTCGCTTGATTGACTTGTAGGAGCGCACACGGAAGTTCGCTTTTAAGTCTGCATAGATGTTACTGTATACTCGCTGCCTCATTGACCTGTCTTGGTATGCGTTCGAGCCTTTTCCACCTAGGATATCCACGCCACGCTTGCGTACTGCCTCTGTGATCCTGTCGGCTTCAATTGGAAGGATTGGCAAATCAAATTCCAGGCGTTCAAGTTCCTGCCGGACAATATCCACTTTCTTCTCAACCTGGGTTACTCTCTTATCTACTACGATAACGGCTTGCAGTTCTTTGGAAATGCCAGAAAGGGCAAGTTCGTTTCTCTTCTGGAAATATTCATCCACCAGAGCGTCATATACATCCCACGCCTTGTCAGTGTTTAATGACTTTGCGTGAAGAAAAGCACCTTTCTGTGTCCAAAGGTAGAGTTTGTTGAGTCTTGACGAATCGTCAAAATGACGTTTCGTTTTAAACTCTTTTAATTCTTCACCCTCAAGGCAAATAAAATGTTTGCCCTCAATGTATCTTTCTTTATTTCTGCTGAAATTTTTTTGAATAATTTTAGTATCAGTTTCGTATGCTTCCGCAATCTGCTGTGTAGTAAGAACTAAAGTTCCATTAAATTCAACTTTTTGTAATCCGTTCATAATTTTTTTATCCTTTCTATAAAAAAATATTGATTTTTTACGGAAAGTGTGTTATCATACAGACACTCGTGGAAGAGTGATTTATAAAAATAACACAACTTTCCATAAGGGCATATTGGTCTATGCTTGGTAAGTTTTGCTTGTGCGACAATTCCACGGCGCACAATTTCGGCTTTAGATACGCCCTGTTTGCGCGCTGTGGTGACAAGCAAATCATAAATTTCCTGTTCCATTCTGATTTGGAAATATGTGTTTTTTGTAATCTCTTTTTTAGGTCTACCCATAGTCTCCTTTCTGTCGTAAATTCCATTTTATTGTAATGACAACTAAATGTCAATTTACTCTAAGTATATAAATTATTGTAATTGGTTAGGTGCCCGCTTTTATGCAGGCACCATTTTCTTATTTTATGCTCTTTTCAAGCATATTCTTGATTTCGATAATTTCCTGCAAGATTCTATCTTCCTTATCTGCACGAATGTCTCCATCAATTAATCTTCGGATATAGTCGTTTTTGCTCACCCCCATTTCCTTTGCCTTTTCACCAACAAAATCAATTTGTTCCTCTGTGAGTCTTAACGTAAATGTTTTGATACTCATTGGCTTCTCCTTTCTTTTATGAAGTCGTATTGACTTCTTGTGTTTAATATAGCATGAAGTCATTTAGAAGTCAAGTATTATTTTTGTCGAAATCTGTCGAGTTATTATAAATTATTATGTTTTATTTTATTTTGCGCTGTGGTACAATCAGATAAAATAAACCATATGAGGAGGATTTTCTATGGAAAAGACCAAAAAGTGCAAATATTGCAAAACAGAGATTCCGGCAGACGCTAAAGTGTGTCCGCAGTGCCGGAAGAAATTAAAAGGTGGAAAGTTTAAGTGGATTCTGCTTACCCTTATCATCCTTTGTGCTATAGGTGCGGTGACAGGCGGAAGTAATAGTAATTCCAGTACGAAATCTACAAATTCTACATCAAGTAAAAAAGAAGATATACCAAAAGAATACACTTCCGTATCAGTTAATGATATGATGGCAGATCTTGATAACAATGCCATGGGAGCGTCTGATAAATACAAAGATAAATATCTTGAAATTACTGGAAAACTTACAAACATTGACGCTTCTGGAAAGTATATTGACTTGATGGCTGATGGAGACTTTGAGATTATCGGAGTTCAATGCTACATAAAAAATGATGAACAAAAAACAAAAGTAGCTTCCATGACCAAAGGAGAGACAGTTACTTTAAAAGGGAAATGTACAGATGTTGGAGAAGTCTTTGGATATTCTCTTGATATTGATGAAATAGAATAAATAATAAAAAAGCCGGCTCCTGCGACCAACAGGAACCGGTTTTAATAAATAAGATAATCCGGAGAAAATCTTACCTACACCATAATTATATCATCTCCTGGATTATCGCACAAGTAAAAAAAGGAGAATGATAAAATGAATGAATCAGTATGCATCTATCTAAGGAAATCCAGAGCCGATCGGGAAGCTGAGGCGCACGGAGAGGGCGAAACGCTTGCCAGGCATGAACGGATCTTGTTAGATCTTGCAAAGAAAAAAGAGTACATTGTAGGTGCAATTTACCGCGAAGTGGTATCTGGAGAAACTATCGCCGACCGTCCTGTCATGCAGCAACTTCTGCATGAGGTAGAATCCGGTATGTGGGATGGCGTTCTGGTTGTGGAAGTGGAACGACTTGCCCGTGGTGATACTATCGATCAGGGAATCGTATCCAGGGCTTTCAAATTTTCAAATACCAAAATAATAACACCTCTCAAAACATATGATCCAAATAACGAATATGACGAAGAATATTTTGAGTTTGGTCTCTTTATGTCCAGAAGAGAATATAAGACCATCAAGCGCCGACTGAATGCCGGAAGGATCTCATCAGTAAAAGAAGGGAAATACTGTGGCAACAAACCACCTTACGGATACGAAAGAGTAAAACTCGAAAAAGAAAAAGGCTATACTCTCCGACCTGTTCCGACTCAAGCTGAGATTGTAAAAATGATCTACACCTGGTATTCCGGTGATGGCTGCGAACAAATCGGAGTTGCGAAGATTGCACGGAAATTAAATGAAATGGGAATAGAATCTGCACTGGGCGGTGACTGGACTCCTGCCAGTATACAGGGAATTCTGACAAATCCGGTATACATCGGGAAAATCCGATGGAATGGGAGAAAAACAGTGAAGACTATACAGACTGGTCAAGTAATTAAGACACGCCCACGATCAAAAGATACTCTTATTTGTAATGGATTACATCCGGCTGTTATATCAGAAGATCTGTATAATTCCGTCCAGGAAATACGAAAAAAGAACCCGCCTCGCCCAGTTAGTATAGCAAACTCGATTCGTAATCCACTTGCCGGAATTGTCTATTGCAGCAAATGTGGTCGCGCCATGGTTCGCCGCCCTTATCAAAAGCGCGGGCAGGAAGATACCCTCATGTGTCCATATACGTCTTGCCCCACAGTGAGCAGCAAGTTATCTCTGGTTGAAAAAGCTGTGCTTGATGGAATTAGGGAGATTGTGGAGAAATATAAGTTAAACAATGATATTAATACATCTTCACAGGCTATTGATTTAACAATAATTTCTAAACAAAATCTCATACATGAAAAAGAAAACGAGCTGGAAAGCTTAAACGCCCAAAAAGCAAAACAATATGACCTACTCGAACAGGGTATCTATACCACTGAGGTTTTCCTTGAACGTGCCAAAACAATATCTGCATCTATCCAGTCATGCTCCGATACTATAGAAAAATTAAAAGAAGAAATCAAACATGACGAGAACATTATAAAACAACAGTCGGATTTTATCCCGCGCTGTGAAGAGCTACTTGATAACTATTGGAGCCTTGACACAGAATCCAAGAATAAAATGCTTAAAAGTTTGATTGAAAAGGTTGCCTACTCAAAAGATACTAAAAACGCTTATGGGAAAGGCAAGAGATTGGTTTCCAGCTAGATATTTTCCCAAAAATCCAGAAGAATAATTAATGATATCTTCTATGTGCTGACGAATTGGCTCATTGATGTTATCAGTAATTAAATAAAAGAAATTCCCGGGGCTAATTCCCCGGGATATTTTTACTGTTTCTTAACATATTTTGCAGATACAAAGCCATAATACTTTCCTGCGATACGGATATAATACCATTTGCTGCCGTTTTTATCTTTCTGGGTAAAATTCATTACTTCCACTTCATTTCCCTGGTTGAGAGTTGGATATTTTTTAATGTTTGGGTACTCAGTTCCAGCCCATGTACGAACATTCAGAACAGTTGCAGTAACATTTCCTTTAAATAGAACCTGGCTCTTGTTTTGCTTGTCTGTGATAGTGGAAGATTCGGAATTTGCCTTTTCTGTCAGATATCCAGTCCAGATCCAGCCAATACCGATACCGGAAACTTTTACATGCGTCCACTTTCCACTTGTTTTTCCATCAATATCAACAACAGTATCTTTATCAATGGAACCCATTACATATCCATTCGGTGTCTCGCGGACGTATAAATCGTTCACAGTCGCTATTCTAATTCCTGCCTTTTTCCATGTGACAGTATCTTCATAGGATTCCCAATCAATCCAAACATATCCGTCGATTGCTGGATCGTTGATGGAGTAGGATTTATTGCGAACCGCTCCGCCATTTGCCACCACTCCTGGAGCACTGGAAGTATTTCCCTCATTAGTATAAATTCTAGCTCCATCAAAATTCTGTACATCTCCAATATGGGAGCCATTTCGGAAAATCAGAAGTGCACCAAGTTTCGGAACGGTATGCCATGTGCCCTGTTTTTTCGACCAGTTTTTTACACTCTGACAGTTATAAAAACCACCACCCATGATTTTGAGGGCATTTGTGATTCCGAGAACTTTCACCAATTTCCAAAACTGAAATTCCGCACACCACGGCTGCCCCTGGCATCCTGGTTGCCCCCAGCTATTTACATCTCTTGCGAATCTAGTGTAATTATTATATCCGGCATTCTTTTTAAAATCATCCAGATAGGCATTACTTTTCTTTTCAAGGTACCCGCCGTTGGATGCGTAATAATCACCAAGGTTTAAAAATTCCTGTAATTTGCTCATTATATCATTCCTTTCATGTTGATAAGTACATGATACAACGAGTAATTGTGAATTTCAGCCCCACATTTTTATATAATATAGTCATACCCTTTGTGGTGCTTGGAGCTGAGTTTTTTGATTGGTAGTCGGGAACTCAGCTCCCTTTTTGTTGTTCCGATTTTGATATGCTGATTATAGCATATTCATTTTATGTTTGGTAGTGTTTTGTTATTTTTTTCTTGTTTCTCCAATAAACTCTATAGTGAGACATCTATTAATCTTTTGCCGATAAAAGAGGATGGTAGTTTTTCTGCCGCTTTGAAGGGTAAAAATTATGTGATGATAGCAGGATATTTTTATATGCCATCCGACTGCCCTTTTTCTTTTAGTACCGGCTACTACATTGCATTTCGATCATCCTATCTTGTAGACCAAAATATATACACGATTGTGGGAATTAATACTAATGGAAGTATTGAGTGCAAAACAGTACAATTACAATAATTATTTTATGATATTCCAGGAAATGCTATTGCCTCCAAAGCAATAACCAATAGCAAATTTACCATTGCCAGAACAGGTGAGAATTCCTACTCTTTCATTGCTATTATAATGACTATAAATCCAAATACTTCTTCCTGAAAAGCCATATGGTTTATCAGAAAGCTTTTCATAGTCAGATGTTGATAAAAAATAAATTCCTTTTTCTGAGGAATAAAATGAATCAGGTTTGCTTGGAAATCCAAAGTGAAGTGACTCACTATTTCATAATTTTGTTTTAATTTAACTTTATCCAAGAACCCCATTTATTCTCTTTATTCATACGTACATAAATATTTCCTGAATCTGGTACACATACAAACTGTACCCCATAGTTTCTCCAAGACGGAATATAAAAAACATTGGCAAAAGACGATTCGCCTGGTATATAATTTAATGCTGAATTATATGCGATTCCACTAAGCATTTGAGTTTGAGCTTTTCCAAAATCATTAAGATTACTTATATTAGAATCAATGCATAATTTCGTCTTATCACTATTTAGTGCATTTATCGCCCCGATGATTGTCTTATTATTTGTCTCCAATTTCGAGATAACAGCCGTTGACATTTTATCCACGACATAATCCCAAAATTTGCTCATTAATCCGCGCTTGTTCACTTTCCCTGTTGCGTCATACAACATTACTTCGTCATTATCCGCTAACGTATCTTTTGATGTGTATTCAGTCCATTTCGGCATGTTGTTGCCCTCCTTTAATTATAGGTTTGTTTTAATATATAGCTGGTTGCGTTATTGCAAGAGACACAAATACTACTGGGAAAATAAAAGTATATAGTCCAATTCAACAAGATGTCCAAGTATTGCTTATTATGCTCAATTAAGCTTTCCAGAATTTGCAATTTCATCTTGAACATATACAGTTAGATGGCAATACAGTAGTGATTGGGCAACATTTGTTGATACTTGTAGATTATATACAAAGAAACGTAAATGCAGCTGATTGTCAACAGCATTAAAAACATAGAGTGTAACGTGGTTTTAGTATGATTTCCAAGGTCTATAGTTATCTCCATTATGCGCTGTAAAGTGGCGAACGTTATTATTAATATCCCACACTTCTATAGTAGAATAACCTGAATATGATCTGCAAACAGTTATTAATTGCCTACTACCTGTGCATGGATTTGATAAATTAGGATAGTCTGATTTCCATGCAGCAAATTTTATTCCAGTACCATCAGTTAATTTAATAAGTATCTGATCCCATGTTGCAGCTGTTGTTAATCCAATTTGAGATAAGGAACTGTAGAATTTAAAATTCGTGTTTAGTGCATTAATCCCTAGCGCCTCTTTCAACTGCGCTATAGTAATCTTCTGGGTTGTAGAGCCGTTCTCCAATACCACAATATCCGTATCAGATACTTTGGTAGCTGCTGGGAGAGCTGATATTAGTGTACTTGGTATAGATTCAGACATTTTTTATCAATCCTTTCGTGAAATATTGTTGATAAGTTCTTTTAACTGCTCTACCTCTGCTGATAAAGCATCAATTTTAGAAAGTAATATCTGGTTATCTGACTGCAATGCCAGAACCTTCTCATGGTCGTTTTTCAGCATGGCAAACATGCATGGGATCATAATGCGATAATTCCAGTTTTCAGCTTTACCTTTTTCATTATGGTCAACAGCTAATGGAAATCTTCGGTCAATGTCCTCGGCTATAAACATCGGCATTTCTTTACCGTATCGTTCATCTTGCTCAGATAAATATCCGTCTTTGTATTTCGCCCAGATTACTTTGATTCTGTATAGGTCTTCCAGCTCGTCTTCTTTGATGGATTTCCCAAGCACTTTGTAGTGCATGGAGGATGATGAGGAATATCCAACATAAAGATATGTTGGACTAAAAACCATCGGATTTCCAGCAGTAAGTGCTTTCATTCCTTCTATCATTAAATTTTGAGCTACCTTAAATATCAAATCACCAGTTACAGATTGGAGAACAACATTTCTCTTGTTTTCATATTGCGCTGATAAGTCAAGAAGTCCATCTGTTATGCTGCCATATCCAGCACTAAATATAGATTCTTTTATTTGCGCCCACTCATTCCCTTTTATATTTTTGAATCCATCTGTATTGTTTATTTTGCAAATAACATTTCCGCTAGCATCATACACCTCAAAAGTGCCATATCCATTATTTGGACCGCCGAGCTTCAATGTGCCGCCCTTGGCGTAAGTGAACGAAATATATAGCTGATTTCCCTCTTTATAAATTCCTTTAATTGCGCCATCATTGGTTAAGAGGTTAAATATTTCTTCATGTGTAAGTGCATCTACATCAATTACAACCGCCATACTTTGGGAATCTAATGGTTGTGAAAATCCACCCGCCGCGTATAAGGTACATTTTATGGCACTTACATCTCTTGGAATTCCAATTGACCTTCCAGAAGCCGTTGTTATAATTCCTCCCGCTTTAGTTGATAATACCGTATATAAATTATGTGAAACGCTTGTTTCGTCTTTCGCAGAAGAATATACCGTTTTCCAATTTTCCCCATCTACGGATTCTTCGATTTTAAAACGACCTTTATATGCTGTTCGTGTTTCCGCGTTTCCATCGCGATACCAAGCACTCAAAGTAATATAGCTCGGGGCTACACTGCCATTCGCGCGTTGCTTAATAACATATGATGGGCTTTCAAGAAAATATGTCCTACCAGGTACACCTTGTTCTCCTTTTGGCCCCTGGAGCCGTCAACGCCATCTTTGCCTTTTTTCCCAGCGTAAATTTTAGCCAGCGAAAATCTCTTAACTACTGATAGAACACTGATATATGTTGCTTTGATGTCTACCCATCCATCGTCAGCGGATAATGCTGTTACCGTGTATGTCTTGGTCGCATTATTCCAGGACCCTGTTACGCTATCTGATTTGATAATTGTAAAATTACAATCAGATGTAATATCCTGTGTTCCGTACATCACGACTGCCTGCGTACTCACGTTGCCTGGAAACGTTCCGTAATTTCCATCAGAATCAACAGAAATGCCCTGGTATTCGTTGCTCAGCTGCAATGTCATATTCTTTGCAAGAGCTGCCGCTTCCTGCGCGGATTTAGCTGCCGCTAAAGCATCCTCGGAATCCTGTAATGCTTTTGTTACGTCCGTGTCTTTTAATCTTTCCCAGTAATACCCTTTTCCATCATTGCGGAATCTGTAAGCATGGCTGTTTCCATCATAATACAGATCACCTACATGCTTACTCATTTCTGTATCGGTTAGCCACTCGTTTGCCGGGTAATTGCTAAGTGTAGGTGCAGGAGTCCCGGTCCAGGTATTGATATTTCCGTCAATCTGACCTTGCATACTGTTTAACAGTCCGTCCAAAGGTGATGCACCGATTCGCACGGATGCGCCGTCAATTACAATCTGGTTATTATCAATATCGGCTGAAAAGATAATCTTTCCGTTTGTGTCACGCACGATCAGCGCGCCGGCATTGATGTAGCTTGCATTGATTCCCTCGGCGTATAGCAGTCTTGTAATCATTTCTCCTGTAACAGTAAATCCATAAGGATAGGTTTTTCCACCATCTGTAGAAATTCCAATGCTTCCGCCGTGAGTTTCCATACAATATCTGATTCTTCCAGAGTCGGCTTATTGTGCATATAATAGATTACACTACCGTCGTCCTGTGGATCTTCTGTCATATAAAGCCCGCCAGACTCCTTAAGCGTATTTGCTAGCCTTTCAACGGCTTTTTCGCGCTCTGTGCGTTCATCCTTAACAAGTTGTCTAGCTTCTACCAGTGCTTTTGTAGCTTCCGACATATATGTACTGCTATTTCGGATGGGATCATCTGCCTGCGTTTTTACAGTGGTAATGCCATTTAACGGAGATGATACATCAGTGATTGGTGTAAGATATCCATTGCCGTTTCGATCAAAACTGCGTGCCATATCACCAAATTCTAACAGAGGATTATAAAGCAAATCCCCTTGCAGATTTCGGAATTTAGCTCCGACCAAATTACCGCCAATCCATGCCGCCACAGTTCCGAGGTCACTGTCAGACAGAAGATTGTTTTCTAACTCCAGGACGTACCCGGCACTTCCAAACAGGGATTCTGATTCTTTGTTTTTTACTCTGATACCAGTAATTACAATATCATCACTGGAAAGAGTTGGGCTATTTACATAATCCTCTAACTTAGTTGGAACTAAGGAGCCGTTTTCGACAGCTCCAAAATTCCACTTAATAAATCGCAAATATCCTCTATTGTCAATTCTGGCGTTTGCTGTCTCCAACATTGCCGCCCATCCAATCAGCTGACGGAATGTCATGTTATCTGGGAGCGCTGTGACAACTACATTTCCATGTGCCATAGAAGAAAATCCCATAGGGATATTCAAACTCTCACAAGCGTCTCTTACCAGCGCTATAACTGTCTGTGGAAGCGTCAGAGCACTATAATATTTAGCATTGGTTTTATACATGTCATCCAGCGCCGTAAAGCTCAATATTTCGCCGTATTGCTCTGGCGTGGTAATTGTATAGATACCCTTGTCAATCGTCTCGTATCGGTCTTCTGAGGCAGCTCTGGAAAGGACTATGCTGTTTCCATCAGTGTCTAAAATCGGTTCATAAAAATCATCCATCCAAATTGATTCACTGGCTGGTTCTGCAACGGAAGTCTGGAGCTTCAAATATGCATGCACTTTAGCTTGATAGAAATTATAATCTTTCCACTGATCCTCTGTGTTATCGAGTTCAAGTCTCATCGTTTTGCAGACTGTAGCGCCGACCGGGAAGCTACTACTCTCCGCACAATCGGAAAAGTCATTGTTGCCGATCATAATCTCGTTTTCAAGTGTCTTTGTTGTTCCGTCAGCAAAGGTGATCTCCACGATTTCAATTACTTGCTCGCCATCCTGCAATTTTTCTTTAAAAGTATTTGATACATTAATCAAGTGGATTCACCCCCTGCATATTAAATGATATTTCGGAATAGTATTCCCCAACTTGTTTTATGTTGTAATTCATTTTTCCCACGTAAAACTTTTCTGAACGCCATTCATTTTTGTGTGCTAACCAGTGATGTAAAATGAACGGCTTTCCTTTAATAATTGCATTTACCAGATTAGTTGATTTCTCATCAACCGGCACATTGGTGGCTTTATAGCTATATTGCATAACTGTAAAAAGCGGAGTTATTAGCGCAACTCCTTTTTGAGTTCGATTACTTCCCTCCGAATAGGTGGTCTCAAAGTTACACTGCATATCCTCATCTGGTTGAGGGATGAGAAGCCCATTTATTTTATATCTATCAGTTATTGATTTACTTATTGAAAATGCCACATTCTCACCCCCTATGCCAATTCAAACGGATTTGTACCGCTTGCATCACGTCTTAACTTTGCTTCGTCAATCATCTCATCAAATATGGTTCGTCTGTTGAGCTGTGCGGTAAATCTATAGCTTCCGCCAGACTGCTGTCCTCCAGTTTCTTCCCTTACAATCTGCCTTAACAATTCTTCTGGTGCTTCCAGGTTGCGACCATTCTTCTGATCTCCAAGCACTGCAAGGAACTCTGATCTTGGCGGGATAACGGCACCTTTTGCAAGATATGGAATTGTAGGAACTCTTGGGAAATTAGCTGTAAATCCAATTGTCCTCGAACCAAAAGGAGTTGGAACCTTCCACGGTCCAAATGTAAATGCTGATTCAATGCCGCCAATTGCACTGTTTACAGTTCCAATAGCGCTGTTTGCAATTCCGATCACCTTGTTTAATATATCTTTGATGGTATCACGTATACCCTCAAACGCCCTTCTGACCGTATCTCTGGCACTTGTAAATTTATCCACGATTGCATCATGAATAGCACTTACTTTTCCGTCAACAAACGTTTTTATTTTTCCCCATATAGATGACGTTTTTTCTGACACGGAATCCCAAATTCTTGTAATTTTAGACTTTATTCCGTCAAATACTGTCGAAACTGTAGTTTTTATTGCTTCCCATGTATTAGACAGCCATGTTTTTATAACATTCCATACTGTAACAGTAACTGTTTTTATTGCGTTCCAAGAAAGAGAAATGATACTTTTTATTATTGTTAATGCGGTTTTTACTATTCCATTAATAGCTTCCCAGGCTCCAGATATAATATCTTTTATAAGGTTCCATGTACCTCTTGCAGTTTCTTTGATTCCGTTCCATGCTAGTTCCCAATCGCCTGTAAAAACTCCTTTCAGAAAATCAATAACTCCGCTCAGGACATCTAATACATCTCCAATAATTTTAATAACGGATTTTATTGCCTCTATAACAGTGTCGCCAATTACATTTGCAACGTCTGCTATTACTGGAATTGCATTTGATACAATCCAGCTAATTATTGGAACTAAAATATTTTCCCAAAGCTCTTTTAAGATATCTATTAATTTGCCGAGAAAAGTTTGGACTTTTACAAACATTTCTCCCAATTCCCCATCCATAAGCTCTTTTATCTTAGAAGCTAAACCTTGCATAACTGGAAGAATATATGTGTTATATCCATCTATTAAAGTTCCAAAAATGGTTGAAAGTCCATTAGCTATTGAATCAAAAAAAGGTTTTAAATGTTCATCGTATAATGCGGTCACTAAATCGGAAAGATTTTGAATAACTGTCGATAATCCATCGGTTATTGTTTCGATAACCCCAAGTGTTCCTTCGACTGCGCTTTTTAATATATCCTTATTATCAATGAACGGCTGTGCGATCATATTCAGCATATCTCTTCCAAGTCTTGCACATAATCCCATAGCAGTCATTGAGATATTTGAGAATATCCCTATGATATTGGCTGTTATCTGCTGCGCAATTTCTCCACCAAATGCAGAAAATACCTCTGCTAGAGCGGATGAAAAATTTCCTTCAATTTGAGCAACCTCAGATCCAATATCAAACATATCAATTAAATATGTTTTTATTCTACTGGTGTTTTGCTTTAGAAATTTTTCTATTCCTCCAATAAGATTTTGAGCAATTGTTATTCCAATCCTCGAAAAAGATCCAGATACTCTTCCAATGGAATAGGCAAATGTATCTAAAAAATCACTTGCCGCTCCAATTACTTCTGGATCAGTAAATATATTCTGCAAGGATTTCCCGATAGAGTTAATATTTTCCTTAATATCATCAAAAATCGGTTTGTAATCGCCTAGTCCATCCCAGAATCCTTTTGATAGCAATTTGGCTAATTTTTTAAACTTCTTTATTATGGAATCAAGCGGCTTGGACATTTTTTTAATAGTCGTTTCGCCTTCTGCAAGTTTTCCGTAATCCACATTGCTTACTGCACCAGATAATCCTCCAGACGCTCCACCACTCCCGCCAGATGAAGATGGTATGGAAGAGCTACTATCTGTAGAGGTAGCTTTGTGTATTTCGTCCAATGAAGAAAGATAATTTTTTGTTTCTTTATTTGCCTTTTTCGTTGCCTTAGCATTATCGTTTGTGGCATCTGCCAGTTTCTCTGCATTATCGGCTGCCTGTCCATACTGATCTGCCGTATCTGCAACTGTATCTGTTCCGGCAAGCCCTGCGCCGCTTCCACCTGTCTGACCTGATGATTTCTTGCCAGTAATAAGCTCCGTGAATGACTTAAATGCGTTTGCCAGAGTCGCCAGTTTGCCGAGAAGAATATTGATTACTTTCAGAACAGGTGTAAAAATATTAATCAGCCCTTGTCCGACTGTTGCCTTGAGGGACTGCAACTGCAACTGCATCACTCGCACCTGGTTCGCCCAGCTGTCAGAAGTACGAATGAAGTCTCCAGATGCGGCTGATAACTGTTTCCGCACAAAAGCCAATCGGAGAGCAACTTTCTCCTGTTCGGTCATGGCAGATGTGGTTTTGCCATAGCCGTTTGCAAGTGCGTATTGGTCAAGTGCCGACTGGGTCATTACCACGCCGAGGTCCTTGAGCGTTTCTGTTTCGCCCGTAAACACTGATTTTAGCTTGATATAAGCCAAGTCTTGACTGATATTGTAAAATGATGCTACGTCACCAGTAAGCTGTGTCAGAGCCGTTGACATATCATAAGCCTGTGCCTCTGAGAATCCGAATGACTTAGACATTGCTCCGAACGTACCAACATACCTTTTTGCCATTGTCTCTGACAGTCCGGCTGAGACCATTGAATTCTTTGCAAATTCATTGACCTTATCCGACATGGTGGTAAATGTAACATCGACCACATTCTGAACTTCTGCGAGGTCGGAACCAAGGGCAACGCACTCTTTTCCAAACTGTACTAACTTACCAACTGCAAAAGCCCCACCAATCAGTAGACCGATTTTTTTACAGCACTACCAAGGCTGTTAAATGACTGTTTAATCCTTGATACTCCATTATCAATTCCAGATGTATCAAACTTGGTATCAATAATAATTGAGCCATCAGCAGCCATGTGTCCACCTCCTAACTATTTGAGGTTCAACATCTCATTCAGCTTATCTTTATAAGCTTGCTCCTCATCGCTGAGACGTGTTTTTATATCAATAATGTTCTTGTTCTCTTGATAGAATTTCTTTTCCCATTTATCGAGCTTTTCGCCCTTCGCCTTTTTAGAACGGATCCCAACCACTGTATTAAAAAGGCATTCACCGGATTCCATAAAGTATCCAAAGAACGTCCACCAGTGCATGTATGGAACGGCTCTGATTTCTTTACCAGCAACCTTGTTTACAGCCGGAACGATCATATCTCCGTCTTGTTTCCAGTCCATCAAGCGAGGTTTGGGTTTATTCGGACTATCGTCAACTTGACCACAGTCAATAAACTCGCAAGCTTTCCGACAAGCTTCTACAAGATGTTCTGAGGGTATGCTTTGCCAATCCTCGAACAGAATCTGCAACATAACAACTGCTTTTGCCTGTTCGTCTAACTCTGGATCATTCTGCGCAATGAGAATATCAATGATTGCTCGAAAATCCGTTCTGATAGAAAAATCCACCCCACTTATGTTCAGTGAGGTGGGAAGCTCATAGGCGGTCATTTTTCATATTTCTCCGTATACTTGTTAACTGCTGCCTGCATTTTCTTTTTTCTCTTTTCAATTTCCGGTGCGATTGCTTCTGCGATCTTGTCCAGAACGATATAAGCAAATACCTGGCCATTACCGAATACAGTTGTTGCGGTAATTGGTTCTTTAAACAGGTCTTTTGATGCTTCGTAGCCAAGCAGATAGTTGATCTTATCTTCGAGCTGTTTATTTAACTCTGCCATTTCTTTTCCGGAAGTAACTTTCTGAATAGAATCTTTGAATTGTTCAAAATATTCTGTCAGCTCCTCTGCACGTGCTGCTACATTGATATCGGTCGGATTCAGTTTGAAAGAAGAAAAAACTTCGTCTTTGTTATTTGTGAATGTAAAAATGAGAATTCCATCATCAATTTTGGTGTTAATTATTTTTGCCATTTAGCATGTCCTCCTTGTATATGTGTTTATTCACTGTCGCTGTGAATGTACCGGAACTGATATCAAATTTTCCTTTTACACGCTCACCAACGTAGTTCACAGTAAACGGAATCTGATAGCCGGATGTATCGCCGCCATAGGAAGTCGGTACAACGTAGCAGTCCTGCTGGTATGCTTCATACTTGCCTGCCGTGGCTTCTGTCCAGAGATGAACTTCAACTGCTTTTGTTTTGAGGTTGTCGTCTTTGAGACGTCCATCTACAATCTTCTGCAATGCTGTAAACAGATCAGAAGTAGTGTCTGCATAGAACGGATCAGCGTCAGAAGAAACTTCATAGCCGTTGTGTTTAAATGTGGATTCTCCAAGAATGTTTTTAGATGTTTCAGTATCTGGATTGAGTTCTACGTTATACTCTTCCAGGTCCTTTCCAAGACGCTCATATTTCGGCGTCAGTCCTACACAGAGGGAACCTGCGTCAATATAATGAGCCATGTATTTACGGTCAATTTTGCCTGTAACTGCCATAGAAATGTCCTTTCTGCCTATAACTCTTAAAGGCTGTGTAGGTTAGCGACTATCTCCAATTGATAGCCGGTTAGTTGTTATATTTAAGTGGTGTAATCACCATTTTTCCCAGTCATATTCGTATTTTACTGTGATTGGAAGCAACCAGTCCTGTACGCCGTTCTCCTGCGGTTCTAAACCATAGGAGTTGTCACGTGTGATACGTTTTATCACTCGCCCCTGTGAAAGCTCTGGAAACACATTTAAACGCGTCTCAGAGCCATTTATAATAACTGGTTCCCGGCATATCCATTTACCGAGATTGTCAAGGAACTTCTGAACAGATAGTTTCTGCCTTTCTTTGTCAGATGCTGTACGATATACCACGTAAAATGGGTACTGACATACCTGATGCATCGTTCCGCAAACATCTTCTTTTTCTGAATAGATCAGCGCCCCGTTGTCTGCCGAGAACGCAATTCCGGACTCCTTGCCAAGTTCCTCAAACTTGATTGTTTCATTTTCATATAGTCCCGGATACTGGTTCAGAAGTGCTTTCATGGCATCTGTCAGAATCTCGTATCCGGTTGCATCTTTTCCGATAGGTTTATCCGCCATGTCTGCCACCTCCTGCCTGTGCTTTTACTTTGCGAATCCATGTGCTACCGTATTGTCGTTTAGCGGCATCGAACCACTTTGCTTGTGCCTGTGGGTGAATTTGTTTGGTGTATTCAAGATTTTCCTTTGCGGCTGTCTGACCAGAAAACTGACTAACAAGAACTTTCTTTGCTCCACGTCTTGCGTAGGGACTTCCAGTTGCTTCATCAACCATTCCTTTCCCCTCGTACAGAAAACGCCCATAAGGAGCCGCCGCCGCGCATACTTTCCCAGTTCCTTGCAAAGATGTACTCTCAACTCTTGTCCGATTGATAAAATTTCCGGTAATCATTGGCATAAATGGAACCATGCTGTCCATAACCATTCCGTCAAGGAGATACTGGGCTTCTTGATACTGTCTGGAAAACCTGTCCATATTCAGCTTGATTTTCATATCTCCATCGACTATGGAGAATCCTTTGAAATGATGAATCTTACTCATATTACTTACCCAGAATCTCAAAATGTGGAATCAGCGTATACGGACCGCCAACACTGGTAATCTTAAACACGTTATCTCTGTTCTCATTCATGTACTGATAGAATCCATTCCGATAATCGCTATCGGTTACCGTTCCGCCAATCCACTCACCCTCCCAGAAGAATGATTCATCCGAGAATGTAATAGTGTCCTCCAGAGCGTTGTTAATCTGCTGTTTCCACTCTTTAGGTGGCATCCATGGAAGAATCTTACCGTCTTTATCAGTAATGGTTGCATCGCCGTTCTGGACAGTGTATCGAACGTGTAACTGTGCGTTGTCAGTTGCGTTTGGTCCGTATTTCTTAAGGATTGCCCCTTTATCCGTAATGAGGTCGACGCCGGATAAAACATGAGGATACCAGTACGCATCTCCTGTTGTGGCACTTTCGTAATAGTTGAAAAGTGTAATTTTAGACGAATACATGATATCCTCTCCTTAATTATTCTTTCTGCACTGTCTGCTTAATAACCTGATTCACACCAGTTGCCGACAATCCGTTAAACATACCGACTGCAACTGCTGTGATATAATCCGATGCCGGGAAATCCGGGATAACTCCCATTCCGACAGCTCCGAGAATTCCGCCAATAACCGCCATGATAACTGGAATCCATTCATCAGAGATTCTTTTTAATGCTTTGCATCCCATTCCTACTATGTAGCAAATCATAACGATTGCTATACATGAGCCTAATGTTGAAATGTCCATTATTTATCACCCCTTAACGCCTGAATAGCATTCATAAAATCAGCTGTATTTTTAGCCATTTTCTCAACATTTTCAGGCTTTTTAAGTTCTTCAATAGTTTCACGGAATGCCTGCTTTACTTCGGGATTTTCTCTGAATATCTTTTTCATATTTTCCCTTGAACATTCAAGGCAAATGTCGGTACTCCAATGTGGCTTAAGTTCTTTTCCACACTGTCTGCATTTCATACTCACACCCCCGCATAAAGAATCGGTATTCCATCATCCGTCCTTACTCCCATCAGAAGCGGCAAAGCCGTCTTTAAGAGTAAGTCGTTCGTTTTCTGTACGTCTCCAGCGGCGGCATACACTGCGCTCCATTCCTTTGCACTTGCTCCGATCTGCTGTGGCGTTGCATAAGAGATGGATTCACTGCCAGATGATACAGATGTTACAATGCCTGTCGTGCTACCACCAGACCCGATTGCAGTTGACGTACCGCTCGCAGCGGCATTGGTAGCATTCTTTTCAGCAAGCTCAATCTGATACATTAATTCAGCCAATGAACAGACCGCCTTTTTGATACGCTTCTGTGAGCGTTCATTTGTTGGCAGTCCGTCCACCAACCTGTCAAACGTCATTGTGTCCACAAAATCACTGGCTCTTTCTGCCAGTCGTGGGAAGTCGGTTTCTGGCACGACATTACCGAATGATTCTGTATAGAATTTATAATCTGCATAAGCCATGCCAGTTACCTCCTGCGTTTATGATTTTGCTGTTACGCTTGCGCTTCCGGAATTCAGTGCTTTATATGTTCCATCACACTCAACCACTGTAATCTTCTGTTCGGTTGCCGCCTTAATGTCAGCCTTTCCATCCCAAGAAGTCCAATTTCTGAGGTTCTGTCCATATTCAACAGTTACTGCGTCTGCCGCAACTTTGTATTTGTATACGTTGTTGGAGTTTTCCTTAGCCGGATTTACAGTGATTTTTGTATCACCAGTTGCTGTTCCTTCCGCAGATGTTACTGTCAGAGTGCCAAGCGTTGGTGTCTCATCAATGGTAATTACTGCGATTGCGTCAATGTACTCCGCAAAAAGAGTAAGTCCCATGATTGCGAATGCTTCGGATACTGCTGTGTGATAATTACCTTGTGTGTGGAATCCGATCAGGTTTGTTTCGCCAGATACAGTGTATACGAGTCCTGCTCTTGCGAAATCGGATTCGTTCGGGTCAACATAGTACAGAACGATATTCTCAACAGGGGTAGCGATAACTGTTCCTCTCGGGATTTCGCTGTCGGATAACAGGAAGATTGTATTGAAGCCCATAAAATCTTTCATGTACTGGAATCCGAACTGGTTCTGAATAGTGATCTCAGCTGCTCCGAGGTATTCATATACGTCAAGAATATTCACAAATCCAACAACGCCAGTCACATTTCTGTGCATCTGCTTGAATTTGTTCTCTACACGGCCTTTAGCCATTGCCAGGGCCATCTGGAATGTTGTTTCTGTGGAAGTAAGTGTACCGGTTTTCAGATAATCATAGAATCTGCCGGTAACATCAGTCTGAAGCTGGAAAAGGAATTCATCATCGGTCATCTGAACAGCGTTCTCGTAACCGTGATCCTTGATTGCTTCGATAGACACAGCCTTTGCGTACTTCTCGATAGTCATTTCCGCATAGTCCTTTTCTTTTACAACGAATTTGCTGTAAGGGATTTCCTCACCCTCACCAACTTTTCCGCTCTGTAAAGTACCCTCTGCGTATTTGGACTTGAGTACAGCACCCGGCTGCTTTTTGATAGGTCTCATGATACCCAGAATATCACGTAAGTGCTGCCAGTTTCTTTCGAATCTGGTAACAAAGTCAATCTCACGTGCTGTGACATGAATATCATTAGTCATAATAAGATTTGTTTTTGCTGGCATAAAAAATCCTTTCTACCCATAATTGTTAAGGTATTGGGTTAGCGGCTATACTCTAACGTATAGTCGGTGTAAAAAATCACTGGAATAACTGGATATTCTGAGCAATTGCAGCCTGTCTCTCAGACGGGTCTTTGATTGCTTCGATATCTTTCTTTGTCATACTTCCCGGTGTCTGCTGCTGTCCAACGTGAGTGGTAAATCTTGCCTGGTTCTGCTGAGCCTGCTGCTGAGATTCATCCACAAAAGCAGACGCGTCAGACTGCTTCATCTGTTCGATCAAGTCGTTCAGTCCAAGGATTTTACTGTCTTTCAGCTTCAATCCGGCTTCTTTGATGTCTGCCATAACAGACTTCTTTGCAGCCTCACTGGAAAATTTAACATCATCAAGTGCTGTTTTAAGTGCGTCTGAAAAATCGCGGTCATAGATCTTCGCATTGAATTCTTTCTCTGCATCCTCGGCTTTTTTCTTCCATTCAGCAAGCTCTGTCTGAATGTTCGCCGGGTCGATACCGTCAAAGCCTTTTAAGGTTTCTTCTGCTGTCTCAGCACGTTCTTTCCAGTTATCTCGTTCTCCCTCAACTTTTGACAGAGTTTTTGCAACTTCTTTTGCATTCTTGTAATTCTCAGAAAGTGCCTTTTTCACATCTGCCTGTTTATCCTCCGGGATTTCAATTCCAAATGATTTTAATGTGTCAATAAGTTTCTGCATATATCCTCCTGGTCGTGTTTATTGACCTGCCGCCGCAGGTAAATGGATTAAGCCAGTTAGACCACTGGCAAGGTAATGGGAAAGATAGGAATTGAACCTATAATGTTTACCACGAGGGAACGGTTTTACAGACCGCCGCAACACCGCCAATCGTTGCCGCTTTCCCATAACCCGGATTCCCGGGTTAGCAAGGTATTTATCGTGTTATGCCTGCCACTATCCGACTTTCACGGAGATGTTGTTTCATTTACAAGGAGGTGTTACCAGTCAGTCAAATTGGCTAATGAATATGCCGGAAATTGCACCCGCTTTTCAACCTCCAGATTCCGCTCAAATCTGCTTCATCTGTTTCTCTTAAGGGCATATTCGCAAAGAAAGGAGGACATGAAACGAAAAAGAAAGCAAAAACTTCTAATCAGCAAGCCCTACAAGGTTCACCACGCCTTGCAAGATTATAGTATCACATTCTTTTAAAAAAGTTGTCCCCACATTTTGTCAAATCAAAGCATATTTCTTAATTTCTCAACGTATCTCTTAACAAGATCACGTTCTTCCCGGCATTCTGCGTCCTTGGACATATCGCTCAATTCCGTGGTAAGCTCATCCATGTGTTCTTCCAGTGCAGCAAGCATTTTTCTTTTGCAGTCTTCAGACTTCCCGGAGCGATAGCTCTGCTTCTGTGTCATGTAGTCATCGTAAGTGTCTCGCCCATCAGAGCGGCTGTAATGCTCTCTGACATAATGTTCACCACGTCTGGCATAAGAATTGCCCCGGTCGTAATCTGGCATCATTCTGCCGTCACTTGAGCTGTATCTCCCCATGCTGTCATGTTTTCTTCCACGCTCGCTGTAATCGTCATTGTATCCGCTACGCATCTCATCAAGGACAGTGTTGTAATACTCCACTTTCTTGTCCCAGTACTGTGTGTTCTTTATATCTTTGTACATATCAATCAGCTTGTATGTCATTTCCAGATTTCCAGTAGTCAACCCACTGTCAGCGATTTTGGACAGTTCGTCTTCAATTCTTGCACATAAGTCTTTAATGTCTCTCATAATCACACCTCCTATGCTTCTCTGGTCACGACAATATTTGCGTTCGCAACAGAAATTGCCTGATCGCTTGTATTCTCTACTGCGATATTAACGCAACATCCGCGAGGTACATCAATATAGATGCCAGAGGACACATTGTTATACTGGTCTACTGCTGCCGGTGTGGAAATCATCTGAGAAGAAAGAACCGGTTCGCCAGAGATTGCAATAGCCAGAGAAATAGCTTCAACAGTACCGCCTGTTGGAATTGCGATATTACCAGAAAAATCCACAAAGAATCTCGCTTTGCACTGATTAGTCAGTCCTCTTAGAGTTATAATTCCACTTCCCTCTCTGTGCTGAATACAGTTAGAACCTTTGACTGCTGTGTTTGAAAATACTACGTTTCCATTTGCTGCTACAGTCTGAGCAGCTACATTTGTAAATTCTGCCATAATTTTTACCCCTTTCATATCACAAAAGGACAGGTCTCAGCCTGCCCCTCTGTGTAAAACGGCATAAGCCGACATCCGAATCAATCGAAAGATACTCTCGATATGAAGTTATCAGCAATTACATCCGGTGTTGCATCCGCATCCAGAATATGGATATGGCGCTGGGACTACGTAGGATGGCACAGGCATAGGACTTATTCTGCGAATCAGTTCTGCCGTCTGCGCTTCCTGATTTGCCGCAATGTAAGCATTCTGCGCAGACTGAGAAGCAGCAAGCTCAAGTTTCTGAACTTTATCTCTTAAATCTGCGTTTTCTTTTGCACACAGGTAATCAAGAACCGCTCTGGTTCCAGCATTCTGATTGTCAATGATATCTCTTGTGTTGCTGTTCATGGTGTTCTGCAATGCACAGGTGTTCTGCGCCATGTTGTAGTTCACGCCCTGGATAGCTTCCCTGGTTTCACAACAGCAGTTTGCAAGCTGCGCCTGCAATGCGTTTGTATTCTGCATATTGGCTACAGTATCGGCATTGATTGCCTGCTGGATTCCAAAGCCGGTCTGCATGATGTTTGTGTTGATTCCATTGAATCCGGTAAGCATACCGTTATTCATGGCATAAAAGCCATCACACAGGCCGCTATTGATTCCGTCAAGTTTGCTGATTACTGCGGAGTTATCAAATCCTCTCTGAATGTCTGCTTGAGTAGCTGCTGTGGCTGCATATCCGCCGCCATTGCCGTTATTGCCCCATCCGTTGTTTCCCCATCCGCAGAATACGAACAAGAAAAGCACGATAAGCCACCATGCACCATCTCCACCAAACATGCCGTCATTATTTCTGCCATTTCCAGTAGCAGCGGCAATGTCTGCTAAGCTATAATTTCCATCCATAGTTATAATCTCCTTTATTGTGTATTTACATCAATCTGGCCAGATTGTAATGTACTATTTCATTCCTTTCAGCAGATTCTGAAACTGCCCTGCCATCTGCTGAACTTGGTTAAGCTGCTGTTGAGAAATCTTTCCAGACTGCAACATTTTCTGGACTTCTTCTTTTGGGTTTCCTTTGTAATTCTGTTTAAACTGCATAAACTGCTGCATCATCTGCATTGGCCCATTTCCCTGTGTCATCCCACCGCCAAGTGCGTTAAATAATGGATTACTCATCTGCATTTCCTCCCTCGATTGCTGGCTCCTGTACAGTATTAGTTCTAACAGGTTCAGAAAATGAATTTAATCGACTTGCTATAGCGTCGCATTTGGCTTTTAAATCATCGTATTCTTGTCTGGTGACGTACTTACTGTCCATGTTCTGAACAGGCTGCTTAGGTGGCATCTGAGTGCCTATTTCATGATACTCAAACGTCCGTAATGGTTGTGGCATACCAGAAACGTCTGTAGATTTTATGTAGAACTTTTCACTCTCTGAATCCATCAGTAAAACGCTTGTCCCAGGTGCTACCAGATAGGATTTTGCGCCGACTTCGCCGGATACCCACAGGATACCGCTATTATTCTGCTGTGGTTGCTGTACTGGTTGGGTTGGCATCTGGACAGGCTGTTGCTGGAACTGGTTCATCTGCCCAGGAACGCCAAAACTATATTGATAAGGATTGTTATATAATGCCATCTTATACACCGCCTTTCTGATTATATTCTAAAATAAAAAAAGAGCCTTAGACAGTTCGTCTAAGACCCATATAAGTATATGAAAAGTATCAGCATACTTTGATTATTTTATTATTTACCCTCCGGCTTAACCGCTTTGCTGTTGATATGCTCACATTCATCTGCTCAGCACAGTATTCGAGAGTGCGTTCCTGACATCTCATCCGGAACAGTCTTTCTTCGTCCGGTGTAAAATTACACTCTATCAAGAATCTGTCTATATCTTTCTTAGTGAACACATATAATTTCATGAGCATACCCCTTATTAATGCAATTAACGCTGATTCTGTGCAAGATAATTTGTAAGCTTCTGTTTTGTTTTTTT